TTAAAATGCATTTGCTATCGACAACATTTCTTTTTGCTTTGTATCTTCCATAACATGACTATACAGATCCATTGTGATCGCTAATGAACTATGTCCCATAATCGTTTTTAATACCTGTGGCGGCATTCCCTCTTCTATCGCACGTGTTGCAAATGTATGCCGGAACACATGTGGCGTAATATCCGGGAATTCTTTGCCATCCTTTCTGATTTTCTTTATAACTTGTCTGATTTCATATTTAATAGTATCCTCTTTTAGCGGATTGCCTTTTTCATCGCAAAACAGGTATCCATTAATATTAGTTACTTTAAATCCCCAGAAGTGTTTTTGAGCCTCAACAAATTTTATGATATCCGGCGTTAACGGAATCTCTCTGATAGATGTTTTCGTCTTCGGTGTATCTTCTACCATTCCAACACCTGTAATAGTTTTCATTGTATGCCGGATATGCATCACATTATTTTTACGGTCAATATCTGAATACTTTAATGCTCTTATTTCTCCATTTCTCAATCCAGTACGTAATAGAATCGCAAATAAATTGTATAAATAGCTGTCCTTAGCATACTCCATAAACAACGCTTGCTGTTCTCTTGTCAGTGCTATTCTCTCTTTCTTTGCCTTGGTTTTCTTCGGTATTTCCGCACCCTCAGCCACATTTTCACCGATTAGTTTTCTTTTCTTCGCTGCTGCCAAACTTCCATGTACAATACAGGAGATAACCACCATTGTTGATTTACTGTAATTGCGTTTCTTCTGGATACGCTTATACATCTTCTCGATGATATCCAATGTCAAATCTTGCAACTGTATTCTTCCGATTTCATCTTTTATAGCCGAATCGTACATATCTGTGTAAGTCTGCCATGTACCTCTCTTTCGATAGACCTTTACATTATCTTCAAGCCATTCCTGCATCCATTCATCGAAAGTCATATTCTTCCGAGCGATGTACTGGCCGTGTTCTACCTGGTACCTTGTCTCTGTCATTTTCTTCTGCGTCTCAGTTATATTCTTCCCATGTACAATATAGGTTTCACCTTTATACATGAAACGTCCCTCAAAGCCATCACTCCGCTGTCTGATTCCTTTCGGAAGCTTTCTTCCTCTCTTATCTACTGCCATGCTCTACTCCTTTCTGAACATAAGTTCAAGTATTGCAATAAGCCAACATGACAGTTATAATCATGTTGACCCTTTATCGTGTGTATTGGGTTATTTCTGTTTGGCCCCGTGGTGTTGCCGCACCTGGGGCTTTTGTTATATCACCTTCTTTTCAGTCGATTAATTTCATTCCAATTATTATGAATATCTTTCAAACAGTATATCCTTAAAGCTAAAGTGATTTTTTGAGTCCCTCTATTCTTCTACTGCCAGTTTTCTTACAAAGGCATAGATCATATTAATAGCTTTCTCTGTCTTGATATCCTCTACCGTCTTAACAATGAATTTCTTCTTGCTCTCCATCTCCTGTGTATGAGTTTCTCCGGCTGAATCTGTATTACTATCTCCGGCCGGCTCCTCTTCCGTAATATCATCAGTATCTAATGTGTCTATAGTCTTTGTCAGCTTCTGTTCGAATCCTCTCACGTAATCATGAGCAATTGAAGAATTCTGGTAAATCCGATTACGGTTCATCATAAACAATGCCCCATCATTTACTGATTTTCCTACAATATCGGAATTCTCCTGTACTACTTCCAACGTATAGAGCACCTTATCAAGATCCATTAAGATTCCAGAAAGCTCTCCGATTGCTTCTGCCTCTCTTCGCTTCATATCTCTGATGATTTCGGTTGCCATTGTTGTTCCTGTTGTGTTTTCTTTTTTACTCATTTCTGTATTCTCCTTATCTTCCTGTAAATGCTTTACTTATTAGTCTCTTTCACCTTTGTTGCTTGCTTCTGTTCTTCTACATTTTTGTATGTTACTGCAATAAAAAATCCCTCTCTGGTTAAATATTCCATTGTAAAATCTCCGATTCCATAAGCATTCTGATATTTGGAATCTGCTCTGTCTGCAAATTCAACAGCCCCACTTCCCAGTAGTCTTATCGCTTCGCTTTTTGGAATCACATCCTTATTACCGATAAGACATGAATTTTTATTAAATAGTGCTGTTGCTGTTAATTTATTCATCATTTTTATTCCCACTCCTTCAAAAAAGTTTTTATGAATGTACGCAAATACTTGATCGTATCTGTATCTTCTATGTTTTCAATCATTTGTCGCAATTCTTCTTTATACTCCATCACTTCTTCATTCTGCTTCATACTCTCACCGCCCTTACCGCTCTTTGACTGTTCCTAATAAGTTCTCGGCTATTCGATGTATCGATTTTAACAGACGTAAATCTTCACTTTCCTTTACCAGTTTGATTATTCTGTTCTTGTACCATGTTATTTCTTCGTTCTTCATGCTCTAACTCTCCTTTTCTTTTAAATGTGTCACGTATATATGTATCAGCTTCAACCACTGCAGATTATTGCTTTCTTGCACTCTTTTAACGATGGCATCTTTGTACCATTCCAGTTTTTTATTCTCTTCCATCTTCTTACCACCTTTTCTCATACAATTGCCTGTACCTGTGATTTTCCAAAGAACCGGGCGTTATATACTGCTCCATCACCTTTAGAACCCCAGATGAGCGAACATCCAAACAATGCTCTTGAGCCGTGTATTACTTCATATCCAAGCTTTTTCCACCCAGACCATGTATTTGTATCCTCGGTGATTCCTAATGCCTTTTTGCTCACCTCAATGCGTTTAGCGTTGACTTCTTCCGCTTTTGCTGACAGCCATGCTCTGTGAAGTGCTTCACTAAATTTGATATTGTACTTTCGGTAAATCTCCCATGCTTTCAACATAATCTTGCTAAGATTGTATTTCATCTTTCCGGCAACTCCTTTCTTAAGTAAGTCTTAGAAAGCTTCCGATCAAGTCATCTTCCTGACTATTGCTAAACACCCGGGCCGCTCACAGGTATATGGACTTTGATTTCACATCTTTTCTGGATGTTCGTTTGCTTTCTCTTAACTTGTGATTATATTATATATCTATTTGCACCAATAGTCTATTGACATTCTATATATATTTGCACCAATATATTTGTGATATTTCTATATTTACATCAATAGACATGTATGTTATAATCAACTGTAATGGAAAAGTGAACTTTTATCTTCCTAAAAAAGTAAAAAAAGAAGGTGATAGAATGGCAGAAGAATCCAAAATAAGTAAAGCTCAGCAAAAAGCCGTAAATAAATATGTAAAAAATAATTATGATCGAATAAACGTCACTTTCCCTAAAGGTCAAAAAGAACTAATAAAGGCTCATGCACAAAAACATAATGAAAGTGTAAATGCTTTCATTATCCGCTCTGTTAATGAAGCTATAGAACGTGATTCATAAAAACTCCATCGTTTAGAAAGGATGTCATATATGAATTTTGTCGAAAAAATATTGAATGTATTTAAACTTCCAGAAAACCAAAATGCCTCAGATTTTTCATTACAGGAAAAAGCAATCATACCATCTGGCAGCCTAAAAAAAGCTGATATAATATATTTTAAAAACGGACAAATGTATAAAACCTCCCCACCCGATGCCCGCAGTTGGTACGATGCAAAGTTTCTTGTATCTGATGGGGAAAAATACAACTTAGAATCTATACATGATTTATGCCAGATTCCTGTTCCAACTTTTGCTTCAACAGATATAATGCATGGTTATGGTATTACAGGAAGTTTGGAATATGTTTTAAAAATGAAAGCAGGTAACCTAAGAAACAATGGATTCATCGAAGAATCTGATTGTTTATATAAACGCATTCATCTTTTTTTAGCTGCTTCCAATAATTGTTATAGATTAAAAGACTATTTAAATTATTCTCACATTCTACTCACCGAATGCAAATTACAAGAGTACGAGCAAGAAAAGCAATTGATCAATGACTATGTAAAAAATATTCCGAATAAGCCAATTGATCTTTTAAATCTACACAAAATATCATTAGACCATGCCCTTAAAGATTGTAAAAAATATCATACTGATTATGTAGTAATGAGTGCTCATCTCAGTTGCTGTGCGGAATGCAATAAATTGCAAGGTCGCGTTTATAGTATTTCTGGAAAAAGTAATATTTTCCCTAAACTTCCCGATGTAATTATGAAAACCGGAAGAGTTCACCCTAAGTGCCGTCATAATATTTCTACTTATTTTTTTAACAATGATGGAACAGATACTATTAGAGATAAAAACGGTCACGATGTCGATGCTATCAAAGCGAGCCAACGCCCCTATATAGATGATCGCTCTGATTCCGAAAAAGAATCCTATCGTAATTACCTCAAAGAAAAAGAAAATGAATATCAAAAAGGCATTGATGAAATTGAATATTACACTATTCGTGCCACTTTACCTGATATTGCCCCAAAATCATTCGGTGGTTATCGTCGCATGAAAAATCAACAGACAAAAAATTATCTTAAAATTGCTAAAATTGCCGAGGGGAATGGAATAAAAATTTCTGAACACATAAAATAATTTATACTAACTTTATTTTCTGATCTGCTTGAATCTATTTATCAGATATGCTATATTTAAGACACAAGAGGGAAACCGCAAGCGGCTACCCTTGAATTATTGAACTAACTAAACTATGTAGTCGTCAACTATTCGCAGTAGTTGGCGGCTATCTTCGTTTTCCCTTGAAAATCTCATAACAAAGACCTACAAGGGCAACAATGAATATACAAAACTGAATCATATCAGAATATGTAACCATCGCATCGCCCTCCTTTCTTTCGTCTGGAGGGTGTTTTTATCCCTCCGAAGTTGGAGGGTAGCCGCCTGCTTTTGGTTTCCCTGTCCGTATCATATCACAGCATTACCAAACAGGCAACTATATTACTCCCATTAGTATAATTCTATTCTTCCATCTCTATATCACGCATCAGTAATAAGCGTTCCACTGTTTCCAGTGTTTTTCTTCTGTATCCTTGAAAATCCTTTCTCTGCATCGGGATCCAGTGCTTTTTATATATCACCTCATAACCGACACCCAGTTTCAAACACGTAAATAGCTCTGCTGCTATGTCCTCATTGGTCAAGACTGCTGCCCGTAAAAGTAATACTAAGTCTTCACCTCTTGCTTCTTTGCAGAATTTCACAAGTTTATCAACCTCTATGCGATTGATTCCATAATCCGGCATATATCGATCCCGGATTCCAGTCTGCTTCCTTTGTGCTTCCATCTTATCACCTCCTATCTGTTTCTATGCTATTGCGAACGGGTTCATACCCGTCTGTGACATTACTACTTTTCCCTCTTCTACCACCGCTTTATATATCTGCTTTCCTTTCAGATATACAGGGATTTCAATGCGCTGTTTCTGTCCACCGCCGGATTCTTCTCTTACGATCTGCCGGATTAAGCTTTCCGGTGCTTCGATGTTGTTTCCATTCTTCTGGTCACCGAGTACCGCCATGAACTCTTTGTTCGGTGGAATTACCGCACCTTTCGCAAGATACGGAATATACGGAGCAGACCAGTAATGGAAGTTAAATCCAACAGAACTCCAACCTGTAAACTTCTGCAACCATTTTGGCAACTGAATATTCATGTGGTTCATAGCACTTGCAAATCCGTTCTGCATTGTCTGTGCTGCTCTCAGCATAGCATTCATGAAACTGATGATTAAGTTGATTGGAGATTTAACGGCAGATGTCATTGCATTCCATATTCCGGAAAATATCTGCTTAATTCCCTCCCACGCTCTGCGCCAGTTGCCGGATAACACACTACTCACAAAAGTCACCATTCCATTGAATATTTGCTTAATTGAATCTATTATATTTTTAATATTTTTTGTCCATCCGTTCATATAATCACCGATGATGCCGAATTGTTTAGACCAATCTCTTGCAAATACAGAGGATATCCATGTAGAGAGCTGTTGAAACCTTACTTTTACGGCATCACATAATTCTGTTGCCTTATTCTTTACTACATCCCAATTTTTGTAAAGTAATACACCAGCTGCAATGATTGCTGTGATTGCAACAATTGCCAACCCGATAGGTGATGTTAGAAAACCGATAGCCACTCCAAGTGCCGTAGTTAATCCTGTTGCAATTACACATACTGCATTCCATGCTAATGTTGCCGCTGTCATAGCCACCTGTGCGGCAGTGTCTGCAATTTTTAATCCAGTATTAATTACAAATTGCGCCGCTTGCTTTATAAGTTCTGCAGTTCCAGAAGCAAGCGATACAACAAAATCTTTTGCATACATAGCCGTCAGTGCTATTGTTTCCGCTTTATCTGCAAGTTTAGCAAGTGTACATCCGACTATCGCATCTTTGATCATTCCAAGCGTACTAATTAATCCACCAGACTGTTGAATGAATGATAAAATTTCTATTCCCGTCCATGCTGCAAAGAACAATGCTACTGCTTCTGTAATCCCCCTCACAACAGCTTTATTGTTACTGCACCAATCCGAAAACTGGTTTAATAAATCTGTAATCTTGTTCATAGCATCTATAAATGCTTGTCCTGTCCATACTCCTACAGGTTTCAGAACATTATTCCAGAACCAATCCCACAATGGTTTCAGTAGCTCTATTACCGCATTGAGGGCGTTCAATGCACTCGCTATCATATTCAAAAATGACGGTAACGCATCTGTAATAGTCCATCCGGCTATTGGTAAAAGAATATTCTTCCACAGCCATTCCAATCCATCACCAATGTTCTTCGTAAGCGGCTGTAACGCAACCAATAACGCATTGATTGAATTGAGTAATGGCGTAAAATTAAGTTTGCTCGCCCATTCAGCAGTATCCGCAGTGATTTTTTCAATAGTTCCGAGAATGATATTCAAGAGATTGAATATATTCTGTATAATTTTCGTCCCTATACTATTTGTATTCCAAGCTTCGTTCAATCTCTGTGCGATGTTTCCCACTGTTAACAAAATATTCTGTGCAATTTGCAACATCAACGTAAGTGTTTTTGTACCAGTTCCATTTGTCCAAACTTCCAAAAAGCTTTTTCCTACACTCTTTGCAAGTTCTTTAAGGCTTATAAAGGCATATTTTGCCGCATCAATGGTATTTTTTCCTTCTTTGTCCCACGCTTCTTTGAACGGTTTGAATATTTGCGAGAGAATATCCTTTAACTTTTCCAAGATTGGAATATCCGAAATGGCCACTTCTTCAAACATCGGTGACGTTCCACTGCCACCACCGGTATTCGGCGTACTACTTGATGGATTTTTAGAACCGGAATTGTTTTTATCCTGTTGTTCCGTGTATCGGTTTAAATCATCCAACGGTGAAAGATAGTCCTCTGTAGCGTCAGTTGCGTCCTCTGTAGCGTCTGCAACATCTTTTGTACTGTCCGCATCTTTCTTTGCACTGGATGCCGTCTTGTCCAAACTCTTCGCATAGTCTTTTTGCACCGCTATAGCTTTCGTATATGTTTTCTTACCGCTTAGGAAAGCAAAGAACATACTTACATAGCTTGCAGCTGTCGAAATCATGTCGATAAATTTAGACAGTATCGGTGCCACTATGGAAAGTATCGGGGCAAATGCTGTTGCGAGTGAGTTTTGCAAGCGTACCAAACTACTCCACAACGAGGATAAGCTATTATTAGTTTCGCCGGAATATTGTGACAAATTGTCAAAACCATCTTTAATCCCGCTCATAACTAACGAAAAGGCTCTAAATGCTACGCTCATCAATAAGGACATTTTCAACATTCTTCCCATCGACATGGATGTCTTATCTGATGCTCTATTTATTCCGAATATGCCCGATTTCATCCTGCTTAAAATCGATGAAATCTTATTTGTAAATGCACCCTTAATTGCATTGCCCAATCTCAAAAAGCTATTCTTTAAAGCATCTGCTGATTTTCTCACTATATTCAGTGGCAATTCTCTTAGTACTTTTCCCATTTTTTCAAGAATCAATGTTTGAGTATGCGCCGCTATCTTTACTCCGTTAAACATACTTTCTAAAAATCCCGTTTTTTCCGATACTGACGATATAGCGCCGCCATAATCTTTAATGGAATTTTTAATCAACATATAAGATGTATTCAAGCGATCATTAATAGTGGTCAGTTTGTCTTCCTCTGCTGCCAGTTCCTTTTCTGCCACTGCAAGCTTTTCCATATCAGATTTCGGAAGTTCCGTATTTTCAACGCTTTTAAATGCTTTACCGCTTTTCTCTAAATCAATTAATTTATCTTTGGCGTTCTTGATCGAATTCTCCAATTCGTCCACGTACCGCTGTTGATCTCTATATATATTGGAATTAACATCTCCACCATTAGATTTAAACCACTCCTGTGCCTTTATAAGCTCATTCATTTTTTCAGTAGTGGTCTCTATCTTTTCCTGTAAAGTCTTATATTCCTCTGTCGGAATCTTCTGATTTCCATATTCGGCTACCTTTCTTTTCAACTCTCCTACTTTTTCGGATTGCCGTGCATACTCCCGGTTAAGTTTTGAGAACGAATCTATTTGCTTGTTCAAAGTAAGTTTTACTTCTTTACTAACATCATTAAGGTTATTTGCCGTTTTCCTTAAGGTTGTTTCTATCTCTTTACCGCCGGCACGTAACCCATCAGAATTTATTTCAGTATCAATAACAATGCTACCGTCTGTCTGTGCCATAGTAATCCTTTCTACTGCTAATTCTTGCAGTCAGCGACTATTTCCGTTAATAGCCGGTTATATTTTGTTACATTTACCTCATCCACTCATCAAATAAGAAATCTATTTGTCTTATAAATTTTTCGTGATGAGGAAATGTTGGGTTGTCTACTCCATATACCTTTTTACAAGCTCCTTTCCCAAATACTTTTTCAAATTCTGTCGCAAGCTTCTTATTCATCCGTTCTTCAATTTCTCGTTCTTTTGCCGGATATTTCTTCATAAGTTTTAAATCTTTTTTCACAATTCGCATCATTTTCCGTCCCATATTAAGCACGCTTATAATGCCACTTGGAAACCCTATTGTTATCTGTCCATTTTTCACCGCAATGACTTTCTTAGTTTCTTGCATCATTCTTTTCTTCATGCTCTTTCCCCTTTCTATCGATGCTTGACCAAATCATTGCATTTGTGCAGAAGTTAAAAAACTCCACTGTAAAAATCGCCAATAAAATGATTATTAAAAATACCTTCATGTTTTTTCTCCTTTTCTATTCAGTCAATTGTTCCAAACTTCATTTGCTGTAATATTCAGAGCATCAAGGAAGTTATCTCGTTCATGTACTTCCGGCATACTCTCTTTAAATCGGATCTCTAACTTTGTCAGTTCCAGGTTCATCCGCTGATCGTCATTGAATCGCTTCATGAGCAGTTGCGCCGCCTTGGTTCTGTCAGCTATAGCCGGATTTAATCCAAACTGCTCCGCTACATTTCCACGCATCACAGATGTAAGGAATTCCAAGACTTCCTCTGTCGTTGCCACTTCTTCGCTTTTCGCTTTATTCAATACCTCGTTCATGTACTCAACAACATTCGGTTTTGTCAAATTCAGCGATCCTATTTGTCTTGCTGACCGCTCACTGTATCCGGCTTTCTTTGCCGCATCTGTTATGTTTCCAGAGATCAGAAATTCCAATGCGAATTTCTTTTGCTTCGCTGTAAGTTTTTCTTTCATCTATCTATCATCCCATTCTATTCGTTGAATCAAATCATCACCTCCGCTGTCTTTTTCCGCAATATATGCTTTAACCTTTGCATTTCTCAGCAATCAAATCATCACCCCCGTTGTCTTTTTCCCTATATGTCCCAAATGTCATGTTTTTCTGTTGCATCAGTATATGTTCGCTTGTCTTAACATTTCTTAAAATCCCGAAGCTTTTTTTGCTATGCTTTTGCTTATATCTCCTCAAAATGTTGGCAAATGTTAGCACTTTCTCACCATTCCACCTGGTACGACCATAGCACTCCCTCTTCCTCACTTTCCGGGATTCTCACGCATAACGTTTCGTGTACGCCATACAACTGTGCTAAGTCAATGATAAGCTTTTTCATTGATTCTATCGTCCTCGCACACAGCTTGATTCCTACCGCCTTTGTGTTATCTCTGAGCCTTACTTCTTTCAACAGTACATCCGCTATCCAGATCTTCCCCCTTTTTTTCACGCAAATTCCCTGTATGAAATACAACCTTGCCATCCTGTTTTCTCTTTCTATCCTCAGTTCCACCATTGCCACACACCTCCTACCATGTTAAAATGATTGAAAGGTGCATCCTGCTGCCAACTTTGCCCGATAATGGCAACAGATATGTATATCTTATTCATTTCCAGACTGTAACGTTGCTTTTAAATTTTGTAACCGGTCATTGCATTGCTGAGATATGCCCGTAATCTCTTCATTTACCTCTATTTTTGCCGTTTCTCCTTTTAATGCAATCTTCATTGCCTCTTGATTTTTCTGCTGAATTTGAGCCGAATATGAGTTTGCATTGGTTTGGTCAATTAATTGCTTTAAATTATCTGGCATTTTCTCATATTCTTCTTGTCGCTTTGCCTCAGTACGATATGTACGCATAAAATTGGATGATGCCACCTGTCCGTTATATTCTTCGTCCATCGCCCATGATCGTAATTGTCCCGGAGAACCAACCGCCTTTTGAACCAACGGCGGTAGCTTGGAAAACTCTGATTCTGAATTGTATGAACTGTTCCGAATCGCCTTTTCAACAAGCGTCCACGCTTCGAGTTCGTTCATTTGCTTTGGTGTGTGAAGCGATTGAACCAAAGCAATCAACTGCCCCGGTGCCGGTGCAAATCCACTTGTATCCGACCGTAAATATGCCAGAAACGCTTGCTGTGCCAAATCAAACGAAATATCTGATAATGCTAAATGCCAAGTATTAACCGTAACGGTCTTGTCCAACGGCTTATAGTTTGGATACGCACCCTGCATCATCATCAATAGCTTTGCCGCTTCTTCCCTAAGCATCTAACCATCCCCCCAATCCATCCTCTGCTGTTCTGCTCTGATTATTACTACGTTCTTTTCGCTCCCATGTCCGTACAGAAGCTTTCCAATCTTTCATCTTTGATTTGCCAATGTACCACCCCTTGGAAGAATAGAAGTCAACAAAACATTGAGCATCTACATTATTTCCTCGCTCACGGCAGTATTCGCTTACTTCTTCCACAGTGGGTGGGATAAATCGGGACGATTTTCCCCCATTACTACCTCTCCTATTCTCATCTAATCTATTCTCATCTAATCTATTCTGCGGTCCCACATTGGTTCCAGATTGGTTCCATGATGTCTCCAAATTGGAACCACTAAAAAAATACATTCCATTTTCCAGTGACAACATTGCTTTTTCATCCTTGTAAAGTGTCGGTTTGTATCTGTCCGTCTTAATACGATTATTGTTCAGATGCCAATGTGTAAGAACAACAATCCCTGATTCAAAAGGAAGAATGAATCGCTTACTAACAAGAATTCTTAAATCATCATCGCCACATCCGCAAATCTTTGCAATTTTCTTCGGAGAAGCAACAAAGCCGTCATCGTCTGCCCGAAGTCCAAGATGAAAATATAATGCCTGGCTACTGGAAGGCATGTCCAAAAACAGATCCGTGTCCGCAACGGTCAGACTAAACATCCTCTTAGAAGCCATTTATTTGCCCTCCGCCCGTAAAATATTCCTGTCCCTCGGTCTGTTCGAGCCGTTCTTTTGCGCCCCGACAAACCTTAAGCGTATTCAATGCCCGTGACTCGGTTGTCCTCACAAATGAACGTAATTCCTCTCGATTTGCCGGCCGCCAGTATCCGGCACCGCGCCCCGAACAGATCAAGTAACCTTGCAGTCTTGCCGTGGCAATCATGTCCTGCAACTGACGAATGCCTTTTGCACCGACAAGTCGAGCAAGATCCTCTGACCGAATCGCATTCTCCCGACCGATGGGAATAATCTCAACTAATTCTTTTCCCTCCATCTTTACACCTCCCCGGAAATTTGATCAACATAAGCATCCAGTATAGAAAAATTATATAAACAACACTTCCCTACTTTCACAACTGCCCCTGCTTCTCTCGCAAATTTCTGCATCGTGCATCGACCAAGTCCATACCTTTTGCACGCTTGATCAATTCTTCCCATCTTAGTTTCTAAATGCACGTTATCCGCAACTCTCTTAGTCATTATTATCACTCTCCTTTTCGTCTGCTGTTTGCTATCATTGACTGTTATCGTCTGCTGTGATATTATAGTAACAAAGATGTTACCAAAACTACACATCTTTGATTACTTTTTTTATGTTACCTTTTCAGCAAATACGAAAGGATGGATTCTAAGTGGTAACCAAAACAGATGAAAAAAAGATACTTTGCGGAAAACGTTTAAAAGAATGCAGAAAAAGAATGGGGTATACCCAGCAAAAATTAACAGAGCTTATTGAAAAACTTCCAGAAAATAATGGCAAAATACGAAACGAAAAACATTTATCAAGTGTTGAACGCGGACTTCGTAGTCTATCTATAGAATATGCTTCTTTAATTTCGAAAGTATTACTTGTAAGAAAAGAATATCTTCTTGGATATGATGATTTCATGACTGGTTTAGATGAAACCCGCGCTTCTTTAAACGATTACGGCCAAAAATATGCTTGTATAAATTTTTTGATTTCTCGTGCAGGATATTCAGAAATATCAAAATCAAACACCCGATATCAACAACTGTACATTAGTTCAGATGATACCGAAGATACCATTAACAAAAAAATTGATTTTGCAAAAAGGAGACTTGATACCACACCCGAATACGATGTCATTTATGCAGACACAAAAGGCCGGAAAATTCACTTAACTTCTTCTGAACTCGACAAGATATATGATGATATCGAATTCTTTATTCGATATCGTCTTGAAAAAGAATTCGATAATGTAACTCGCTATAAATATAAAGAAGATAATCCGACTTGGATATAA